CTGCAGTGCTATATCCAGAAAAAAGTGATGTAGGTAGCGCGAAACTTGTCAGCGTACCTTTTTGTCCTAGGTAGTGATCCAAGATTTGATCCAGAACACTACTACTGATATTTGCAAATTCCAGTGCCAGTTCGTAGCCGGTGGCGCGGTTGCCGAAGCTACGTTTGACGATGGCACCCGAAAGCGCCCGGTATGTTTTGGATGGGAAATCGCCGGGCTTAAAGCTGCGGGAGGTTGGCTTTAGTGCGGGGAACGTAGCCATTAGATGCCAACCCTCCTACGGGTTTGTGGAGACTGTTGTAAACGATCCAGGGTCATCGACATGCCGCGCTTGGCGCCATCATTGGCAGCCTGGCGACGAGTGGCTGCCATCGCCTGCTCCAGTTGATCACGGCTGACGTACTCCACACCGCCAATGTTGGTGGATTCAAAGCTCATGTTAAGCACGGGGGAACTATTGGCATTGCCAGGAGCACTGCCCATTGCCTCACGCAAGCCAGAAGCTTCGACACCAAGGCGACCAGATGAATTGCGCTTAAGGGGCATGATTGCTTCGGGGCCAGCCTCACCCATCAATCCGGTTTGCTGAACCCCGCCATCGGCAAACTTAAAGAGAGTGGGCGAAGAAACAATGCCGCCTTTTGCAAAGTGTGCTGCGCCACCATTGAAATAGGCGCCATTGGCAGCAAGACCACCGAGCATATCACTGACATTTCCGGCCCCCGTATCAATCCCGGTATTAGTTGCGCTGCCCATAGAACCTGGAAGGGCGGGTTTTTCACCACCACCACCACTTAGGCCCGCAAAGATTTTGGCAATACCGATTGCAATGTACATGCCAATCATCTTTGTGCCTTCCTGCACAAGAATTTGGCCTACATCTCTCAAGAAATTAGCAAATACTTCCTTCGCTGTTGTAGTGCCTTCAATAAGGCCAGCCACGCCATTTGCAAGTGAATTTGCGATGGCATTACCAATTCCTTCAGAGACACGAACAGCAACAGCCTCAAGATCATTAAGTTCTGCTTGGGTTCGAGCAATAAAGTCTTGAAGTTTTTTGCCGGATTCAGATTCAACTGCACCGCCAATAGCCCCAGTTCCCTTACCGGTAGTCGCATCAAATGTACCAAATTTGCCCTCTTGCGCGTCTTTACGTTGTTGAAGAATTTCAATTTGTTGACGATAGGCTTCGTTTTGCGCATTGACCTGATCGGTGACATCGCCAGCGATAATTTTACTCTCTAACTGAGCAATTGCTGCATCATAAATAGCAGATGTTACGCGCTTTGCTGCCTCAAGCTCAAGCACTTTTTGCGCAACGGTATCAGTAAGTCCAGCATTAACAAGCTCAATATAGCGCAAACGCTCAATCTCTGCATCAGATTCTCGTGTTTGTATTGCAGTTAAAGCTGCATCTGTCTTATTTGCAAGATCAATAATGCCTTGCCTGAATTCATCTGCATTTTTTACAACGTCTAATTCGTTCAATTTGAGCTGCGCTGCAACATAATCTTCAGTAGCTTTTCTGAAACCGGCAGTTGCTTGATTAAGCCCAGCAAAAGAAACACCGCCACCGCCAACTTGACCAACGCCACGGAGGCTGGATGGAGCCGAAATCCTGCCAATATCTTTTTGTCCTTTTTCAATAATATCAAGCTGCGATTTATAAATATCAACAAATGACTGAGCGTAAGCAGCCCCCTGTGCATCTCCAGCGTCTTGGGCTGCTTTTAGGTTTTTCTGAGCAGTATCTAATTGCTGTTTTGCGATAATTTCGCTATTTTTTAACTGAAGCTCTGCAATTGCTTTTTCAAGCTTAAAGCGATTGCTGTCAAATTCTTCATTTCTACGCTTAACTTGCTCGTTAATATCTGCAACGCGACGAGCTGTTTCAACGTTCAGCCTAGAAACTTCTTTTTCAATTTGTGCTTTGAAATTTGCAGCCTCAAAATCAATTTTTTGAACTTCGAGTGCAGCATCACGTTTAATCTTTGCTGCTTCCTCTTCTGCGGAAAGCTGTTGCTCGGAATAAGTAGCTACAAGCTGAGCAACTTCCTTAGCTGCTTGTTCCGCTTCAGGACGCAAGCCGACACCAGCTCCTGCAATATCAGCTTGATTGACAATCTGAAGTTGCTTCAGGCGAATTTGACCTTGAAGGTCAAGCAATTGATTTTCTTTTTCAAGAGTCGCAAAGCGCTTGTTGCGGATCTCGTCTTCAATCTGTCTACGAATATTTCCAATACTTTCTTCGTAAGAGCGAACAAGATCGGCTCGCTGCTTGTCGAGATCCTGTTGTTCGCGTGCTGCGGAACGAAATTGGTCTTTTAGCGACTTTCCAATATCGACAATTTCAAGACGCTTTGACAAGACTGCAATCTGTTCCTCTATCTCCTGAGATTTTTTAATTGTCACATCAAGCTCAATTGGCGGAAATTTCTTGCTTAGCTCAGCAAGGGCGGCCCTACCCTTCTCGTCCATGCTCAGGAATTTAATTGTTTCTTCGATACTGCCCCTCGGCGTACCATTGCCACCGAAATCTGTTCCATAAGTTTGATTGAAAGCAGAAGTCAGCTCTTGCTCAAATCGCTTTTTATCCGCTTCGTCTTGCGGAATTAAATCACGAGCAGCAGCTTGTGACCTACCTCTTTGATTGGCGATACCGACAATATCCGAAACCCATTCCAGCAATCCGGCCATTGGGCCAGCTAAGGCTGCTTGAAGCTGAAGATTTAACTCGGCCCAGGCGCGATTGAGTTTATCAGAAGCGTCGCCAAGCCGGGCCAAGGAATTAGCGCCAGAAGTACCAATCTTGCTAACAACTTCCTGTTGCGAAAGAATTGCCGCAGATGCAACAAAGCCAAGTTCTTGCAGGCTATCCCCAAGCTTCTCTGTTTCTTTTGAGCTAAAGAGTGCTCGCTCTTTTACCTTGTCAAAGGTTTGAGTCGTGTCATTGAGCGCTGCACCCAATTCAGTAGCACTTTGAACTGCCGCATCGAACGCAGTACCAAGCGCCGTACCAACCAGCGACAAACCAAAGCCAAGTCCGCCGCCAGCAAAGCCACCAGCAGCGCCACCAAGGCCACCAAGCGCAGCTGCGCCAATCCCCTGCCCGAAGAGAAGCGGGAAGGCGCCACCGACCAAGCCTTCAGAAGTGGCCCTTGCAGAACGAGCGGCAAGCCTTCTTGGTTGGAACCCAGCATAAAAACGCTCCAGTGGATCAAGGCGTCCAATCTCGATACGACGCTCACGATTGGCTCGTAGTGATTTAGGATCGAGAATGCCTTGAGAAACTCTTTCTTGCGGCGTCATTGCCGCAATTGGGCGCTGGCGAAGCTCCTTGTTTCTTTCGCGAATGATGCGAATCGAACGCTGAAGTTCTTCGTTTTCTTGTTGCTGAATAGCTAAAGAGCGCCCTTTGTCGTTGATGGTTCGCCTTTCAAGTTGCCCAATAGTTGCAGAGAATCCCTGCTGTTTTGACATCTTCTCAAGCAGATCCTGCTGGAGCTGATTGATTCTTGCTGTTGTGTTGAGCAGCTCTCTGTAGGCTGATTGGGCGGTTTCGGTTCTTCCGCCCGGAAACAGCTCTCCACGCGCCGGAACCTGCGAGAGCGAATAAGGAGATCCAGTTAAAAACGCAGATCGCTCCCTTGCAATCTCGGCGCTTTGCCGTCCTTGCGTAGCAATTCTTCCGCGCTCAATTGTTTGACGAATAAATCGCTGCGTCGAAGACTCACCCTTCGCCCTTAGCTCGTTCGCCTGCTTGAGGTACTCAGCAATTGTTTTGGCTTCGGTAGCAGCTTGACCCAAGCCCTCAGCAAACAACAGGGATGTATCTGCGGCCTCTTGAGTCCTTTGCGCCATCGCTCCCGTCGCTGTCGCAAGAAACTCTGGGCTGAGAAGCTCTCTCGCTCCACCACCAATGAATGCGCCACCGCGACCACGGCGCATTGGGCCAGCGAATGCCGTTTGACCAGCAGCAGGCAGCGCCGGAAGTGTTTCAATTTTCTTCCCTACGGCATCGAGCCCAGAACGTGATGCGCCAAGCACCATGTTCATTTCGGAAGCCTTATTGATTACCGACTCAAAAAGATTTGTCTGTCTGTCAAGAGTAAGTTTAATATTTTCGCCAAATTTTGTTTCACCAAAACTTTTGCCAGCAAGGAACACTGCATCAGCAGCGGTTTTCATTGCTGGAGCAAAGGCGAGAGCAGCAACAGAGGCAAGACCGAGGGAACCAGGGACATTGCCTAGCGCCGAAAGCATGTCGTTGATAATTGCCGGGACACCGCCAAGTGCATTGTTGATTGCCCCTCCAATCGCATTTGCTGCTTCAACTGCTGGACCCTGAATTGGGCCAAGGTTTATATTGCCAAGCGCCTCCTGAGTCGCCGCATAAGCACCACCCAGCCCAAGTGCGCCAAGGCCAAGGCCGCCTCTAATCGCAGCATTTCTTGCTCCGCGAGCAACTTTTGCACCTTGTCCAAATGTCAATGCGTCAAAAGTGGCTCCACCAGCTTTTCTTGCAATTGCGGCTATGGTTTGTGCGGTTGAAATAGCCTGACGACGCGCCTCTTTTTGCTGCCTCTCATATTGGCCAGAAAATCTTTCGCGCTCTCTAGCGAGCTGCTCTTCTGCAGTAATTTGAGCCTTAATGTTTGAAAGAAGCTCTCGACCGAGCCTTGGGTCGGCGAATTGAGTAAATGCTCCAGTGTTCTTATCTCTTTGTTTGACTAGGTTAAACTCGGCTGCGGCAATACGGCGAATGATTTCTTCGTTTTTCGAGAGCGCAAGGGCTCTTTTGCGAAGCTGTTCGATTTGCTGAGCGTAGCCACGGGCTTGCTCTTTTAGAAAATCAGCGTTTACTCCAGTGTTTTTTGTACCTGCAAGAGTTCGATTCCATTCGCGCTGGTCTTCAACAAGTGCGCTGAGTTCATTTCTCAGTTGAGAAATAATCTTTACATCGCCAAGCTTAAAGGCGCTTTTTAGTGCAACCGAAACTTCATCAAATTGCTCTTTGATCTCTTTCAGCTTTCCCTTCGTTTGATCGAGCCCTTTTGTTTCGATCTCAAACGCACGAGAAAGCCTTGCTGTTCTTGAACGCTCTCTTCGCAGTTGCGATTCAACGATTAAGGCGCGTTTTGTTTCGGAATTTACGTCCGCAATAGCAGCTGCCTGCAATCGCGTTGCCGCAGCCGTTTTTTCTATCTGACCAAGAGCCTTAATATATGTATTGATGTCACTAACACGACCAAAAACGCCACGACCAAAAAGATCCTGTATAGAATTAGCAGTGTTTTCTATTTCATCAAGCGCGGAACTCAGCTTCTTAAGCTCAGAAACCCCTTTGAGAATTAGATTAATCTGAGCATCAATGCTAGCCACTTTGATCGACCTGGGGTTCCAATCAGTCTAGCCAGACACGAAAAGGCCGCCCAAGGCGGGCGGCTAGCGACGAGATTGGCGCTTGATCTTATCCATCTCTTCCTTTTGCTTTCTGTTCTTAATAGAAAAGTAAGCAGACCACAGCAAAAGTTCTTGATCCGTTACTTTGTCCTTAAGCTCATGCAAAGTGCAATGCAGCGTCTCTGCAAGCGAAAGCTGGAAAAATAAGCGCC